CGCGGCCGGTCACCAGCGAGTCGATGGCCCGGAGGGTTTCGCTTTTGCCGGCCCCGTTGCGGCCGCGCAGGACCACTACGCCACCTTGTTCGGGAATGGGAATGGAAACGTGCGCTACGGGGCCGCAGTCAACGACTTCAATGGTTTTCACTGTGCTCATGGTTTCACGTACCTTATTCCGCAACGAGTAATGATCCCGATGGTCAGTCCAGTCCACTCCGGACGAACGCGATCGCGCCAGTCGCCTAGCTGCCACTCCACTTCCTCAAACACGATCCGCTTTGGCTCGACGCGGTACGACTCAAGGTATTCGCCGACAATCAGTCGCGTGGCTTTGTTGGCAATGGACGCGATCCCGGTAGCCTCCGCGAGCTTCTCAGAGACTCCCATGTCAAACACGCCGCCGCAGTGAAAGGGACCGCGCACGACTTCAATCGTTCCATCTTCCAGGAGGAATCCGACGTTCGAATCCCCATATCCGCCGCCGCGTCCATGATCGACGTGGATGCAGTAATCGCCCTCTGGATATTGCGCGAGGTAATACGTCTTGCCTTGGAATCGGAGCTTTTTGTGCGGTACCTTTGTTGATGACAGGTCGCTACCAACAAGGCGAACCGATGGGGTTGTTTTCGCTGTGCTCATAATTCCCTCATCCTGGGTTAGCGTCGCCTTTCCAGTTTGATACCGATGTCGGCGCAGGCGGCTACGCACAAGCTCGGTATGCCTCATCGCCTGCGGCCCCGCTCCTTGGCCCGCTTCTGCCGCTCCTCCGCCAACTCCAATCGCTTGCTCGGGTCGGCGAAGTAGTCTCCCCCATCGTCTCCCTCTGAATCGAATTGCCCCTTGCAGTGGTCGCACCAGTAATACGCCCCATCGCGCGTGCTTTTCTTCTGCGGCCGGTTGCAACGCGGGCAGCGGACGGTGTTAGTCTTCGCCATAAATCACAACTCCCTCGCCTTCACAGCGCGCACTAAAGGAGGTCACGGTCGTTAGCCGACATGCTCCAGGTTGCCGCCCATGCGATGGCGGCTATTCCACGAGGCTGCCTTGCTTCTTCCCCTTCTTCGCTTCCTTGCCGCTGTCCATTTCCTTCCGCCGAATCTCCTCTTTCGCGCTATCCATCGCAGTCTGAAAAGCCGCCGCCAAATACTCGTTGTCCTTCGCGGACTGAATCCCGTCGATGCACAACGATTGCACCTTGGACGAGTCGCCGGCGCTCACGGCCGCTTCAAGGATCTCCAGCGCGCCCGGTGGCAGGTCCAACTTGCGCCACTGGCTGGAATCGGTGACGTGATTGGCGTTGCCGTTGGGCTTGGACAGATCGGGCTTATCTGACGTCGCTACTTCCGCTTGCTCGACGGTCTCGCCGAATCCTTCGTCAGCTTGATCGGCGACGTCCACACCCGTCAGCCGCTTGGTCAACTCGGTCAGCGTGCGAGGCTGCGGATCGGTCTCGACCGCCATCGGTTCATCCTCGATCTCGTCCATCGTCCGCATGCCCATGAGCACTTCGGGGTAATGAATGCGTGCAAGGAACGTGGCGGCGCGATAATGGAACATCAGGTCGGGAAGCGTGACCCACTTGGACTTCTGCGTTTTCTTTTCCAGGTGCCAGCCTTCCGCCTCCACCATCGCCCAGGAGACCTCGGCGAACACTTCCTCTCCACTGACCGCGTCGGTGGCATAGGCCGTGCACTTGCGATCCCTGCCCTCTCCTTCGAGCTTGTACCGCACGCGCCCCTTGATGCGGCCGGACGTGTTCAACAAGGCCGTCACGAACTTTCCCTCGAACCCGCACTTGCCGTGCACGATATACGTCGATTGCATGACCATCAGCGGTTCAGCGCCCAGGCGATACGCCAATTGACAGGCGATGAAACAATCCGCCGGCCGTTTGCGGAAGTGCTCCGGGATGATCTGGCTGTCGGCGTAGAACTTGGCCAGACCCATCAGGCCCAGCATGCTGGCGCGGACAATGCGGCCCTCCTTGTCGAACTCCACGTCCGACATGGCCTTGTTTTCTTCGCGCAGCCGCACGGCCAAGGATTCAGCGCGGCGCTGCTCGGAGATCGCGATGGCCAGCGCTGTCTGCGGGTCGCTGGTCGCCATGGCCTGGATGTACTCGGCCACGCTGCGGAATGCCGGCGGCTGGGCCGTGGTTAGAGCGGTGGTTTTCGGTTCTTCTGTTGCGGTAGCCATGGTCAATACCTTTCAGTTGGAAAATTAAGATGGGCAAAATCGCGATGTGCTTCATAGGCAGCTTTGTCATAGGTACGCGCCGCCTCTTCTTCAGATGCAAAAACGCCTAGATGGGCTGTTGCTCCATTAATGCGTATTTGCGCCCGCCATTTGTTTACGGCCTTGCTCCAGCTAACGCCCTTAAACTGTGAGCTGAGCCCCTTGCGAGGTCTGGTGTTCGCCATTTGCTGTCTTCGAGTGGCCCAGCGGCAATTTGACGGTTCGTAGTTGCCGTTGTTATCTCGACGATCCAATTCAAGATCATCGCGGTAACCATTGGCCAATGCCCAGTCGCGGAAAGCCTCGTAAGAGTCTCGCCATTCCTGGCAGACAGAAATTCCGCGCGCTCCGTAGTTTCGATAGGTCGTATTGCTCTTGCAGTAGCACCGCTTTTTCATGGCATTCCAGGCCTGAAACAGTCGCGTTCTAGATTCGCCATGCGTAATACCTCGTAGGTTGCCGCTCTTGTTTAGAATCACGTTTGTTACTCCGGATGTCACGATGCGGCGGACACTGCTTTCAACACGATATTCACGCCCTTCGGTAGCGACTTGTGCAGCAGCAGCCTGCGATCAATACGCGCTTTCACCATGTGCTCTCGAACTGGCACTGTCTTCCATGAAATACAGCGACCATTTGGGGAAATACCGTAGGACGCATCGCCTAACTTCATGCGCAGGCGGTTGCCTAATTCCAGTTCAGTCGCTTCTAGTTCTTTGATCTGGGACCTGACTTGTTCATAACGCTCTAGAACTTCCTCATCTGCCACTCCGAGTGCGATTGCATAATCGCCACTCTGAGGAAACATCCTGTAAATTGCGGCCTTTGTTGCCTCACTTCCGTCCACGGTGGGCGGGATGCGCGGCACAACGTGGTTCCACCAAAAGTCGTCAATGTGCTTGCGCAGCGTTTGGATAAACTCTTCGTGCCGATCGATCTCGAAGATCCGCACCTGGTCACCGGTCCAGCCGACGAGATAACCGCGACTGAGGCCAGCGCAAAATAATTGGTGCTGAACTTGAATCGAGTGTTTGAGCGGAGGATTGTTTCCATCCCACTCGCTCCATGCTTCTCGATTCATGACCATTTTTGCCTCAACGATACGGCGCACGCCCGGCGCTGGCTCGGTGTAGGCATCTACGCTTGCCGCCACATAATTCAATTCGTCATGGACGCAGATTGTCGGCTTCTCATTGGTGATGACAGGGAATCCAGTCTCTTGCTCAAACACGGCAAGAACAAATCGCTCCCCGATTTTTCCTAGATCCAATCGCGCTTGCGTAGATTTTGAGAATCGCGCGTCAGCCTCGCACGTCTTGTCCGCATATACGGACATCTTCGATTGGTTCGCGTACCCATACCCGAGAATTGCTGGTGCATCACTGGAGCCAATAAAGCGCCGGCGAGCCGCCAACCAATCTTCATGATTGTCAAACGTTAACTGGCTCATTGACTTCCTCGGGGAAATTAAAGAACGTGTCGCCGTAAAGCTCCTTCGCGGCTTTGTCGTATGCACGAGCGGCGGATTCTTCCGTTGGATAGCAGCCAAGATGCCTCATCGTGCCATTTGCGCTGATCTGCGCGCGCCACTTCTTCTTGCGAGCACCTGGAATGCGAGTTACGCCCTTGAATCGGGAGACTCTCGTTTTCCAGCCTCTGGTGTTGTGAGCCTGCTGCAGCGCTGTCGCCCAGCGGCAATTAGATGGTTCGTAATGACCGACCTGATTTGGATAGCGATCGATCGTTAAATCATCGGCGTATCCATGTGACAGGGACCATTCGCGAAAGACGGAGAAATCGTGCCACTCATCACAAATACGAGCACCGAGAGCGCCGCACTTGGCGTATCCTGGAGTCGACTTGCAATAGCATCGCTGTCGCATGCAGGCCCAGATCCGATAGAGCCGCGTCCCGACTCCACCGTGCTTGAATCCATGGTTCGCGCCTTTGGTGAATCGCGTGGGCGCACATTGGCGACAGCAATATCTACGCTTCGCCCATTGCGTGCGGTTGTAGCACTTCGCCTTAACGAAGACGTTGCCGCATGTTTCGCATCGCTTAGACAGTACGCTGGAGCTCATGTTGGATCATCCTCCAGCTCGATCGTGACCTTGATTCGCTTGCCATGCAGCGGTTCAAAGCCGATGTCTCGCTTGTAAACCCACGAAACCCATTTGGCGTCCGGAGGCGGTTGGCCGCAGTGCGCAGAGAATTGAACGATCCAGAAATGCGCCAGCGCCACAGCGAATCGCCGCATGCTGTCTCGGACGTAGGCCGGCAACCCGTTGCATGGTTCTGTTTTGTTCATTGCGGCGCCTTCTCCGGCTGATTGAAACTTGGCACGCGCAGCACGCTGGCTTTGTGCTTCAGCAACGCGACTACCAATTGATCGAGCGTCCCTCCCGGCAGGGTCCGAATGAGCGCGTGCGCCAGGATGTTCGCCTGATCGATGTGGAATTGCCGGCACTGATACTCCCAATCATCGCCAGTGAAGTAGTCCGGCACTTCCGCAGTGATCGCAATGTGCACGTCCTCGACGGCGGGCAACAGGTCGTTGCACGTCGATGCTTTGGCAACAACGATGTTCGTCACGCGACCGCCTCCTTGCGCGACGCTGCGCGCAGCTTGCGGTAGATCGCGATCTGCCGCCTGTTATCGATGCTGGCGTCATGCGCACCGGCAGTTACGAGGCCGAAAAACTCGGCGACAGTGGTCAGTTTGAAATCCGCTGGCCGCTCGCCGCTCTCCAGGCAGTGCCACTGCGCCCGCTGCATCACGCACAGCGGACGGAACGCAGCCGGCAAGAATTGATTCTCGCGGTCGAACCACGCGCGAAGGAAGGACATATCGAAGTCCGCGCAGTAGGCCGCCATTTGCGCGACGTAGTACGGTTTGCCACGCGCCGAAATGCAGCCGACGTGCGCGTGAGCGCGGAGTAGATCGGCGAAGGCCAAGGCGGCGTCACTGGATGGAATGGCCTGCTCGCGCCAGACGGCGGCATCGTAGGAGTTGATCCGCAGGGCCTCTTCGGTGCACTGCGACTCGTCGAACAGCAGCTTGACTTCCAGCTCGTCGAGCACTTCCAGCGTGCGCCAGTCAACGGCAGCGGCGGCGAGCTGGATGATTGGATGACTCTCCGGCGACAATCCGCCGGTTTCCAGATCGAAGAAGACGATCGAGTTCATTGGTCCACCCACTGCTTTCCGTTGACGATCAGCGCACCGACCAGATTCGCGATGATGAAGGCGGTGAACATCACGCGCAGGCTCCTTCCGTCGGCGCATACATCGCCTCGGCCACTTCCCGCCGAAACTCGTCGCTCGCTTGCCGCGCCGCCCCGCGCAGCTCGTCAAGGACAATCTGGGGATCGCCGTGAATAAAGGACCTGCCGTGTTCGCCGCCGAATAGCGCCGAGGCCGTCCACACGCGGTAACGCGGCACTGGATCGCGGCCGCCCCAAGACTCGGCCTCGACGTAAACCGACCAGCTGACGCTGGGGTTGACGCTGCGAACGATGGCGGATACTTCGGCCTGAAACTCTTCGAATGTCATGGCAATTACTCCACAATACGCACCGCGATCGGGGCATCCACGAAAACGCTCACCAGTCCGTCATGCAGCCTGCACGGCCTGCGGTAGCTCTCGTCACGCCTGATCTGCCAGCCGTTGACGGTGGGGCATGCCTCCTCATCCTCGGCGAACCAGAGGATGTCGGCGTCCGTCCAGGCGGCGGGAACGACCAGCTTGAGATATTGCGACGACGACTCGACAATCTGCGGCATTGAGTCAAAACGGATGCGGAAAAATTTTGCAGTCGACATGGCTCTACCTCACTTCCGGAGACCAGCACCAGGCGGCGATGCCATCCGGCCGCCGATAGCGCAGGGTGGGATTGAATCGGACGCACTCTTCCAGGACCCAGTCACTCCAGGTGAGCAGGTGCGTCGGCAGGTTCACCGTGACCGGCTCCTCCGGCCCGTAGTCCACCGTCTCGCAGTGGATGTACGGCAGCGCGTCCCGCCAATTCTTGGGCATGTGGAGCACCACGCGCTCCACCGTGTCGCGGAAGAACTCCTCGAGCGTCGCCTGATCACCCTCGGAGTCGAACAGGTCGAGCTGCGAGCGGTTGCCCTGCGGCTTCATCCGCCACTGGCCTCGGTCGCGGGCGTAGAATTTGGTTGCTGTGGTGGTGCTAGCTGGCATGGCTTTTCTCCTGCGACTGGAGGCTCGCGCGGTAAATCACCACGCCCTCTTCTGGATACTCCGGGCCCCAGACGATTGACTCCCGATCGCGCACGCACGAGAAAGGCTCCGCGACGCCGTCCCACCAGAACGCAATGGTCCATCCTTGTAGCCAGCGGACGTCCGATAGTTGATCCGTGGCGGCGCGCAGGAGCCCGTGCAGGATCGATTCATCCTGCATTGGGTCGAAAGGATTACTGGGGTGCCCCGGCTGGTACTTGTCCACGCCGCCAGCGTCGGAGCGGGTGATTTTCACACAGGGTGGCCCCTCGATGCCGATTCTGGCCTTGTGGCCGTGATCACGGACGTCGACCAGCGAGAGCACAACGGGGGTGCCGTGGACGCTGATGTGGATTTGATTTCGAGCGGTTAGCGCCAGCACCAACATGGGCCGATTTCCTTTCGGAAGGGCAGCGTTTGGTGCGGAAGAACCGCAAAGAAACGCCGCTGAGTTTTGTTGGGCTTCTTCAGCCGCTCAGCGGTGTTTAGAAGCCGATGTATCGTGACATCGGCAATCGTAACTGATTAGATACGGTTTACAATAGCTGTTTTGGCTAGTTTCGCAATTTTCTGAAATTTTTCTGGAGGCAGCAGCATCTGCGCCAATTGGAATCCCAGAAAGTTGGCGATCTTCTCAGCTTGGTCTAAATCGAGTTTCGCTCGGTTATTTACGAGACGACTCATCTGCACTCGATGAATGTCTAAATGCTCGGCCAGTCGAGAGATATCGCCGTACTCGGCCGTTTGCGACTTCAGGTTTTCGATGAAATTGGCGGCTTCCAAAACTTGCATCCCCCAATCGTAACGGCTAGAGTACGCTAGGTAAAGCGAAAAAGCGGGAGACGTCCTACGTCAGTGAGGTTAACGCCCATTTTCAGCATCGCGATAGCGACCCGGTAATGGCGCAGGCGCAAATATCGATTGGCTTTGCTCGACAGAAGACTCTGCCGCAGGGTAACGCCGAAACTCGCGAACGGAGTCGTCATGCGTAACCTCTCCCGCGACGACGGCGACTTTCTCACGATCCTGCACAAGTGCTGGGTCTGCGCCAAAGAATTCCAATCGGGCGAGGGCCACTCGATTCGTGACGACGAAGAGGAACAGGTGTGCCTGGATTGCTGGGCGACGATACCGCCGGCGCAGCGAATCTGGATCACGTGGGCGATGCGTAAGTTCGAGGAAGGCGGCAGCGGCTTCCAGGATTTCTTGGAGCAAGCGGTCGAGTCAATCTTGGAGTATCCGCTGAGAAGCATTCGGAAGCGGAGCGGTAACTAACCCCAGCCTTTGGATCGTAAATAAGTCTGCATCGTCCGCCGTCTTTCACTGGCTGCCTCGATCGTGGCGCCATCGAGCCGCGGCGTCACTCGGCCAAACCAATTGGCATCACAAGGCCCCAGGTGCAGCACTTCAAAAGGTGGCCGCAGTTTGCGGTTTGCCGGCCAGCGCTTTTGAAACACGTCGTCTCCGCCGCCGGCGTGCGTGTAATCGATGCCGTACCATGGCCTGGATTTCAAAACCGGATCATCGGCATGGAACAACTGGAAGTACCCGTAAAAGTGATTCTCAGGGCGCAGCGGCAAACCGGACCAGTCGACCAAATGTGATCGCCACTGCGAATAGTCGGTGAGGATGCGTCGCCGCGCCGTGTAGAGACAGCCCAGTCGTGGCTGAAAATCCGGTAGGCTGAATGGAAGCAAAATGTCGGCATCCCAAATGAGAATCCAACCGTGGCCCAGCGCGTCAAATGCCTGTTCGATCGCCAAGCCTTTATTCAGACGAGCGCTGTTGCGATAGAAAGCATCGGTTGCAAACCACTTGGCCCCGAGCGAATCGGCCAGCCGCTGCGTATCTTTGTCAGCTGGCGACGTGACAACGAGACAGTCGTCCAGGTGTTGCATGTTTCGCGGCAAGGTGATCGACAAAATGTCGTCGTACTGGACACATACGACCAATCCACGCACGTTCATGGCTTCACCGCGCAGCAATAAATAAACCTCTCGCGTTCGACATGCCTGCGTGACGTTAGTCGGATGTCAGCATATCCAATTTGGTCGAGCATCGTCTTTAATGAATCCGGTTCGAAAAACCACAGGTGATCCGGGTTCCATGGATCGTCTCGCCCATCGGGCACAATCAGGTATAGCCTGCCACCAGGCAACAACCAGTCGCGCATCCGCTCAATTTGCTCGGGGGCATGTTCCAAGTGCTCGGCGACATGCGCGGCCAATATGACGGCGAATTGACTTGGTTCTGGGGAGAATTGTTCTAGGCCCATTGCCAGTGAAAGAACAGGCGTTTGGCTTGGTTGCGATCGCACCCATTCGCATGCCCAGCGACTTGGGTCGATACCCAGATAACGATACCGATGAGCGATGAACATGGGCACATATCTGCTGGCACCGCAGCCAACTTCCAATGCGATTCTGCCGGCTCCATCAGGCAGCAGCCTTTCCAGTTCTTCAAACGCATCCTGAAACTCGATGATATGTGCGTTTGGATTTTGCAGGGTACCCAATTCTTCATAATAAGATGCGTCCAAATCCTTCGGCGCTCGCATATGAGCCTTGTGGAAGTCGCACTTGCTCTGATTGCGCAGAACCTGCCACTGGGGATCGATCACATTTACACAGCCGCACCCGATCGCGTCAGGCATTGAAGATACCTTTGTTGATATTCGCAGGACTCCACCAGGTCGATCGTGTCCTTTGAAACCAATTCCCACTCAACAACTTTGTTCCAACCGGGATTGATCGAGCCGTTCTGCCGCCGGTTCGAGAATGGAACGCCAAACAGATTCTGCAGATCTTGGACAGGATCGGCGATCACGACGTCAGCGTCCATGGCCCAGGCCGGAATCTGCCACTGGAAAGACTGCACATTGCCGCCCTGCGCCATGTCGCGAATGAATTGCTCCAGCGTCAGTGATTTCTGAACGTCGATGTATGCATACCAAATGGAACACAATTGGTCCGGCACGCTGCGCACCGAAAGCATCATCCTCCATCCGCGATCGCGGAACCATCCGGCCGTTTTCTCCGACCAGTTTCCGGCGTGATTGTGAATGAACGTCACCCGCGCGTCGAGCAGGAAGAAACGTAGTTCATCGACCGTCCAGTCGCGGCATCTTGTCTGCCATGAAATCCGACACCCCACTGGGTCCAGTTCGAAGACGATATCGTTGATGGTCGTTCCGCGCGTGCGAACTGGGTGCACAAAAATGTACTTAGAGTCGAGCATTTTCAACGTAATCCGTGACTCGATCGAGGGGCTCGCCGAGTTCGCTGCGCAGGTGGACTAATTGCACTTCTCTGCCCTTCGTTTTAGTCCGGTGGACCAATTCGTGAGTCCTACTGACCTGCTCGGCCGTTCCGCCGACTGCCAGAGATCCGCGGCCCTTCAAAGGTATGCCGCACTCATGGCAATGCTTGCGAGCCTGACCGGCGAAAGCCGGCATCTTTTGTTTCCACCAGCCTGGAACAACGCGAACGCCAGTATCCGGGTAGAAGTCTTCGTGTTGATGGAGCATCGACTGCGCGCCGGCAATTTCACAAAACCACGCCCGTAGCTGGCCGCGAAACACGCCGATCATTGCCGACCAGTTCTTGTTGATGTCGCAGCCTGCTATCAGATTCCATCTATCGGCTTCATCAGGCACCACATCCTGCATCGCGACGTAGGGAGGAGAGTGCCGCGAGTCTTCGTGCAGCCCAAACGGCTTGGCTTCCGGCCAGTCCCGCAAGAACTCGTCATACGCGTTTTGATCGAGATGCACATTGAGATTCGAGACTTCCGGGTTGAACGTCGCGCGCGCAATTGCACCTTTACCCATCAAGTTATTGCACCAGAGTCCGCGCTGCTCGTATGGAATGTGCATCCTCATGATTTCGCACAACACGTCGAATTGAGGATGACTGGCTGGGTTTCCTCCAAACATTCCCACAACGCCGAAGTATCCCCAGAGACTTATACAGGCTTGCTCGAACTGCTCAGGTGTGATCATGCCCGGCTTGCCGGCCAGGTTGCTGCCCTGAGTGCAGGCAAAACACGATTTGTCACAGGTCCTTGTGGTCCATATTTGGAGCACTCCCCCGCGCCAAATTCCAGGCCGATGATCGCTGGGCGCCTTCATGAGCGACAGGGCGAGTTGCTCGTTCATCCCGATGACAGGAGACGATTCCGCCGCTGAATCGGGAAGTCTTTCGGACAAATAATCTCCACAGCTCACGCAGCATCGCACCGAGGACCCGGTCGCCAGCGAGCATTCTCCGTGCAGATCACAGGCGAAGATTTTCATTTGCACGGCGCCTCGGCATGGCAAGCACTCTTCAAGCCGCAGCACTTTGCCGCGATGAATGCAGGCCGCCATTGTCACGGGCTTTCTGGTCGGCTGCTTGGCCTCCGGATTGGCGGACGAGGCCCCGCACGAGCAGTGGATGGTTTGTCCTTCCTTGATAGGGCAGGTCGTTCCGCAGCGGTGGCAGCGCCAGTATTTCTTGATCTTGGGCATCAGTAAATCGCCGATATCAAAACGCCTGGGCTATTCCACCCGCAGCGGTTGTTTGCCGTGTTTGAAGATACCAATGTCAGCGCCTCTTCCGATAGCAGCAGGCACTTAGGTTTGGTGGTGCCGTAGTTCTTCTCAAATACCCATTCCTGTTCGGGTCCACCGCAGAGCCAGACTTTGAGCCGAATGATATAGTTTGCACCGACCTTTACGAAGCTGAGCTCCACGGTCAATGGAAAACAGTTCTGATCACCAAAAGGCGGATCGAGCAAGAGCGGCCACTCGTCGTCAAGAGCTGGTGGGGGAGGGTTCGCGAAGGTAAAAAATTGAATGCATGGATTCACCGTGTTGGGGGCGAGCGTGCTGTTGTAATGACAGCTTGGCCTTTGCTCGCTTGCAACGAACGGGCGAACGATTACCCCTTTATTGTTCATGCGAGTGCAATCACTACAATTTCCCGTCATCGGGATATCCGTCCATGTGCCAGTTAGTTCCACTAAGTGCTGCGGAGCGACTGAGCTATCCTCGCACACGTCGCAGCTGAGCGCGAGCCGGCCGTAGCAGTCCGGCTGTAGATCCCAGCTGTTAATGCCGTGCAGCCACGCGCCAAGCGATACCGTCGCTTGCGCGATCACGGTGATGCCACTGTGACGATACCCGCGGACGGCATACAGGGCCTGGATGGATGTGGCGACACCTGATTCCAGGACGGCTACGCCGCCATCGAGAATCAACCTGAGGCCGGTTGGTGACGTGACGACAGCAGCCGATGTGGCCAAAGTCGTCGTGCTCGATCCATCGAAGAATTTCAGCGACACCGGGCCGAGGTTGCCAAACACCATTTCCGCGTAGATGCAGCTGCCGTCCACTGGGTTGTAGTCGGCGAGGATGCGGACGGTATCCCCAGCTGCAGCCGAATTCACACCGACCGACAGCCACCAGTGGTCATCGTAGGGATGTAGTACTTCCGAGATAATTGTGCCGCTGGCGGTGCAGGTGAGTGCCCCCGAACCAGACCCAGTGGTCCACGTGCCGCTCAATATGTCCCATTCGCAGGACAGATCCAGGGTTTGAAAGAGGTCTTCTTGTACGATGCACAGCGGGCAATCGGGACACTCTGGATGCAGTGTCGACTTGGCCTTCTCGATGCGGAAGTCATCGAAGTAGGCGTCGGCCGTGAGGTCGCCAGTCCCCACTCCCCCCGTGACGCCATCCGCGTCCGGAGTTTCGCCAGTCAGGTCGACAAAAGCGGCCATCCAGCGCGTGATCGTGCCCACGCCAGTGGAAGCGGTTTGTACCTTGCCCACCAGTAGCGATGGCGCGGAATAGTAGCTGCCTTGCTCCTGGTAGCAAATCGAGAGCAAATGGAACTTGTCCGGCACGGCCCCGTACACGGCCGTAGCCTCGGACAACTCGGTGATCACCCCGCCATCGCTGCGAAAGAGCTGGAGCGTTCCGCATTCCGCGCCGATCGTCAGCTCCACGAACAGGAAATCGTCATCGCCCCAGACCGGCCCCATCACGCGCAGTTGATCGCCGACGTCCGCGCCTTTAACAAACGCGCTCACTTTGACGAAAAACTCGCCGTCGGGATGCGGGACAAGGTGCCGCGCGAACGCGTCGGCGCTGGCGGTGGTCAACTCTTCGCTGAGAATCTCCCAACTACCAGCGACTTCGCGCCAATTAGCGCCCAGGTCCGTGCTATCGGCCCGATCAAACGCGTCGGTGGCAATCACGCAGCTTTCGCAGTTGCAGTCTTCGCAGACGCGAGATTTGTTCATGGCGTGATGCAGCCGTGATCGACAACGACCCACTCACCGCGGTCCGGGAAATATTCGACGATCAACTCGGTATCCTGCGGAATACTGGCGGCCACGGTGATCCAGTCATAAAACGCCGTGACGGTTTTCGCGGACAGAACCTTGTTGATCCGCAGTGTGACCAAGCCGGATTCATCCATGGCGATGATGGCGGTGTTGTTGGTGGCTTCGTACCGCAGTTGCGAGGTCACCCAGTCCGAATCGTCGAAGCTGAGTTGGTGCTGAATGAGGCACGATGGCGGCAGCGACCTCTCACGGGTGTAAAAGTCTCGTCGCCAGGTGCATACGAGACTCTCGTCGCTGCCCAGCGCGTAGCTCGGCACTGGATGCTCACCACCGAGATTGAAGATCAGCCCATCATGGAAGCCGGTCAGCTCCAAATCCCGCAGGCCCAGGAAGGTCACATCGAACTGGCGCCGCACGTGGGCGAACCAGTCTTCGCCAAAGAGGTCCGCTAGGGCCTGTAATGCTGTCTCATTGGCGGGGGTCGCCGTGGCCCTCGTCGCTTTGAAGGCGCAGGCCGATGTCATCACTGAGTATCGCGAGCCTAATTCCGGGCTGCGGTTATTGGCCCCGGCGCCTGAAAACCAGCTCGCCGCCGTGTAACTATTCCACCACTTGACGTCGGCATTGATCTGATAATCCGCCGCTTCGCGCACATGGGCCACGGACATTGGGGCTTGCAGTATGACTCGTCTGGGCAAGGGATGGAGCGAGTGCGAACCGCCAGCGATGATGTTCTCTTCGGATTCCAGAGGCGTCGTGGGGTCGCGGATGCCAAACCACTCGGCACCGGTGAATAGCTGAATGTCCGCGTTGCTTTGCGGAGCCACGACAACCCGGCGACCAATCGACCACACCAAGGCATCGAAGAGCGCTGCGATCGGCAGTCGTCCATATCGTTTAAGCCGATCGAAATCGGGTTTGAGGTAGTCGGTGTCGATCACTTCGCCACCAAAGTCAATCGCATGATCCTCCGGGAAGTCATTAGTCATTTCTGTGTGAACTTCCTCGAGCAGCTCATTCCAGTCCGTGGCGGTCGAATTGCGGCAATCGTAGAACCGCCACTGCCACCAGTACCGTTCATCCACGATCGGCAGTAGAAACAGCTCCGCGCCGTCTTTATGCTCCACAACGGGTCGGGGAGCGAGGATGTAGACGACAGGCTCGATCTTGACGCCGTTGTATTGGATCCGGAGCCTCCAGGCCTGCACTTGTCCGTCACTTGAGTCAGATCCCTTTAGGATGTCGTCGGCAACCGCCTTTTCGGCCACGAACAGGCCCTGCGCAAATCGTGACGCGCCAGTGGGCCACCACAATTGATTGATGGCGATTGGCGGTGCGGGTGGATAATTCGGCCGCGCGATCTTGCAGAAGTGGTGCGGCGCGTGCGGATCCTCCCAGCGACTGTCGCGGTCCCAGTAGGCCAACTGCGGCTCGGGCCATGGGGGCAGTTTCGATTCCAGGAAGCTGGCCAGTTGCCGATCAAGGTCCATAAGGAGCGGATATTCGTCCGGATCTTCGCCTAGCTGCGCAAGGACCGTTGTCCCTTGGCTGCCGCCGAACGGGAACCGCGATAGAAAGATGCCGTCCATCACAGCGACCAGTCAAAGTAGGCCGAGAACGTGAGCACGATATACAGGTGGTCCGGATCTCCATCGGCCGGCCCGGCGGGCTGGGGACGCGTGCAACTCACAGGCAACAGATCATCGCGCAGTATTTGCTGGTTGTTGTAGACGGGCTGCCATGGCGCGGTGGGCGTGTCGGAAGGATCATCGACCAAGAGTGCCCGTAGCACGCTGCGCTTGTCGCGCGCGAAGAGTCCCTTTTCCTTGCTGATCATGGCCAGACGGGATTGATCGTTGCGGTCGACTCGGTAAGTTCGAAAGATTCCCACGTAGATGGAGCAGCGCTCGGCCAGCGTCAAATGACCGCCGCCCTCGAACAACGCTTCGTCGAATTTCCCATCGCCAAACGAAATCGTGACACAGAACTCGTCGAGCAGCTCGGGCGGGATGATCGCGTCGCTGATAAAGCAGCGGGCCTGATCAAGGGCCAGTTTGTCTTGCAGCCGCTTCTCAATCGCTGTCAGCAGGGAGTCGAGCGTGCCGAATTCGATGTCCATATCTGCCAGATCGGTAAGAAGTGAGCCGGGCCAGCCACTGCGGACCTGATCCCGGCTCACTCGCGGCGCGGACGTGCGGGGCGCGGACGTGCGGGCCTAGGACGCGTGCGCAAACTGCGCGTCGAGCTTATGCGTGACTGCCTCCCGCGTGTCGGCCACCAGGATCGGGCACAGGTCGATGCCCACCGTGACCGCGGCGGACACGTCAGCGACCCAGTTGTCGTTGACGAAGAAACTGGCCTTGCCGGCGATCGATACCTTGAGCAGCAGGTTGATCCAGGTTTCATCGGCCATGGCCACGCCGAGATCCGCATGCGTGGCATCGACATTATTGGCGACACCCACGCCGCGGAGCGTGTCCGTCGTGGCTGCCGGATCCCAGAGGAAGCCGACGGCATCCGTGGCGGTCGTCGTGAACGTGGTAACGGACAGCGTGGCCGGCATCTCCAGCGTGGAAGCCGCCACGTCCGTGAAGCCCACGAAAAAGGCGATCTTCTGGGCGACGTCGACCTTGAGCCGCGTCGAGAAGTACAGCTTGCCCTCCTCGGCCTCGTAGACCACGGGCCCGGTCATCGAGGAGCCGTCGGCGGCCACACCCGTACCGGCATTGCCCGTTTCAAGCCGCACCTTACCCTCGTTGGCCACGATCACCGGATCGAGTGCTTGGGCGTCAGTGCCCTTATTCACCGTCCAAAGGGTACTGAGCGTGTTGAGGCCAAAGTGATCGCTGACATAACGGGGCGCGGATTCGCTCCACAGCGGAATTCCATCGGCCGAAAACCAAGCTTGCGCGCGGTCGTCATAGACCAGCAGCCGACCCTCGGTTTCGTCGAAATACGTGGCCCCCATGCCGCCTTTTCTGGGCCGGCCGGTGCTGGGCCCGGATAGGGGCAGACCATGCAGTGACAAGCGGCGAGTAGCCATACTTGGGTTTCTCCTCTCGTCTGTCTTAGTCGGCGATTGTTTCTGAGCCGCTCACTGCCGACGGTAAGACAGCTCTGTCAAAGATCCGTCCAAACCAGGACTGGAGTTTCCCGGCGCGGTCGTTGGTCATGGCCAGCGTGTAGCGGTCCTCGACCGTCAGATCGCGAATGTTTTCAAATAACGCGGCATAGGGACCGCCGCGGTAAAGCTGCACGGCTGGCGTCAAGATCAAGTCATCCACGTACAGGTGGCCCGTGTTCGAAATGGCAGTTGACGCGCGGAATTGCAAGTACGTGATCGTCGGCAGGAAGTTGGGAGTGCGGAAGAACGCGGTCTTGGCTGCGAACGCGGTATCAGATATAGCCGTCAGATTCGTTGTCAGGCGGTTGTTGGTCGCGGCCTCGTCCGAGATCACGGCATTGAGTCCGTCCACCAGCTCGACCTCGATGACGCCCGTGGTGCCGGTTAATTTCTTGAACTGCACGGACAGCGCGTACTGCGTGTTGGCCCGCAGATTGACGCGCTGGCGAATGGTGTGCAGCTGCGCGCCGTTGCCGATCAGATCCATGGCCTTCCAGGTCGCGCCCTGCCCGCCGACTTGAATCTCGGCGATTGTGATCGTGCCCGTGTCGAAGTTGTTGGCGCTCGTTAGTGGATTCTGGTCGCCGCCGGGCCGAACCGCGTTGAATGTGACCGTGTGGGTGAAATTCGGACTCGTGCCAGTCGTGGTGACTGCGACGTCGGACAGGTCCTCCAGGGCCGCCAGGGCGGCCTGCACGTCAGCGCCTGCCGCATTGAACACCAGCGGCTTGGTGGTGACCACTGAGCCGTCCAGGAGCGTCCAGGAGAGCGTGTAATGGCCGGTGGTCGGCGTACCGCTAATGGCCACGGTCTGCTTTTCCGGATCCGTCACGCCCACTGTCGTCGTCACCGTGCCGACGTGGATGATCCAGTCATCGGGCGTATTCGTGCGATCGTCTTCATTGTCGAACGATGGATTAGCCACCAGGCCATTGGCTGGGCGGACTGCGGCCAGGTTGCGCGAGATTGCGCTGCCAGTCGGCCAGTCGTGTTCCTGGACGCTGGCGGTCGAAATAGCGCCGGCGAGGTTCAGATTGATGCCGTTGACGAGTCCGGTGCCGACCAGCGTTTCCGCGATGATTTGCTCGAGCGCACGGCCTTGGGTATCGACCGTGCTCACGATTAGCGTGGGTGCGCTGGTGTCAGGTGGCGTTGGCGTTCCTCCCACCACGTTACGCTTGACAGTCTCGGCCCCGACTCGCATTTGCCGGATTAGCTCCGTGACAGCGGCCGTGGAGCTAATGGCCGCCGATGGCATGTCGGCCTTCACGGCTTCCAGGAGCGTGGCATTTGCCAATTGGAATAGCGTGGAGGCCAATTGTGTCTGCCGCTCGTTCTGCCGGCCGGCGGTCACCACGCCGTTGGTGATCGGGTTGCCCTCGAGCGTGCCCGTGTCGTATTCAGCCAGGAGTAGATCGATCAGCGCCGGAATGGTCGTGCCCTGCGCAGTGTGAATGCCGATCAGGGTATCGCAGATTTCTCGGAAGCGGTCGAAGAATTGGGTAAAGTTGATGGTCACGCGCGGCCCAACAAAAAAGGCCGCTGCACAAGTCCTCGCAAGGAGTCATGCGGCGGCCGTTGATTCGGTGCCAGTGTCAGCCGTCGATTATGGCTGGTTTGCGGGGCTGAGTCCACCGAACTTCAGCCGATCGGCCGTGCCGCTAGATTGGCCGTCGCTCGATCGGCTGCCGCCGAAAGACGCGGCTCGGTCCGCGACGCGGAAAATGGAGACGTTGCCGGCCATGCCGCAGATTCAATCGTCACTCGAGGGACGCCGATAGCAGCGGCGGTCGACGAGCGGCTGCCGGTGCCATTGGATCCTGCGTCGCAGTACTCGGCGGCAGGTGATGGCCACCGTCGCCGAATTTCGCGGCGCGAGCAGCTTGACAACGCCGCATATTTCTGCGACGCTTCCTGGATGAAGCAAATCGCAGGCACCAAAGGCGGCAGCGGCGTTTGGCAGCGGATTATCTCCGCGATGCCGGAGCACGACGTCTATATCGAGGCCTTTTGGGGACGTGGCACCATTGCCAGACTCAAGAGGCCTGCGACGCATACAATCGGCCTCGATTTGGATCCTGACGCCATTTCCAGCGGCAGAGGACTCGGGCTAATGTTTCGGGCCGACGCGATTACGTGGCTGGCGGATTACTTCTTTGGTCAACCTGGTGCCGCCGCTACTTTCGGCGGCTTCCCATTCAGGCAGCACTTCGTCTACCTCGATCCGCCGTATCTTGGCTGCTCAGGGTACTACAAGCACGAGCTGACCGAGGAACAACACCGAGGCCTGTGCCGCCTGTTTCTGCGGCTGCCATGCCCTGCGGCTCTTAGTGGATACCGGACCGACGTCTACGCCGACGAATTGGGCGACACTCGATCGACCGACATTCCCACAGTGAACCGCGCCGGCCGGCGAGTCACCGAAACCGTGTGGTTTAACTATCCAGAACCGCGTCGGTACCATGACACCAGATTCGTCGGCCTCGGCCGACGAGAGCGGGAAAGGATTCGGCGGCGTGTACGCAATTGGTCCGCTGGCCTGAAGCGGATGCCTGCGGCGGAGCGGCAGGCGGTTATCGAGGCCTGTGCCGCTGCGTCCAGAGTCATTGGATCCGCCGACGAAGGCACCTAGCGTGGGGCAGGGGTTTCTCGTCCGTATTGACGGCGCAGCCTTTCCTGCTTCTCATTAAACTCTTTGGCGTTTTGCTCGTGCTCCTGCGCCATTGCTTCGGCAAAGTCCATGAAGGCGCCAAATCCGGTATCCGCAATATCCCCAACGATCATAAATTGATGCGAGAGATCTACGATGCGATTGCGACCGAGCTGGGCCTCTATAGTAAGCGTCCACAACTCAGCATCCTGACCGCCCAGCGTGGCTGGCCCGTCGTATCGCCATTTTTGGCCGACCACTCGACGCTCGCCAAGGTAGCCTTGCCCGTCGAGCTTCATCGTCAAAAGAGTTTTGATCGCGGATGCCCTGGCTTTTGCGCTTTCTGGCCGATCAGATTGAAGCCCATCCATTAGTCGCTGCGAAACGCGCGTAACGACATTGCCGCCGTAGTGTTTTGACGCAGTTACAAACACCGCAGAGGCTGAAGCTAGCAGGATGCCGCCGAGAAGCACTGGCAACCACGGAAAGGGAATTCCGGCGGTGGCTGGTATGTCGACATAACAGGCTATTCGACACCCCGTCCACCCATCTTGTCAAATTATTGTCCCGATTGTCCCGGCCCGTTGAAAGACTGCATTTGCGTGCGGGAAAAGAAATTCGGCAGAAACAGATTGGTGTAGGGTGTGGATTTGTCGGTCGGTGAGCTACCGGCGCGAAGCGACTCCAGAAACGTCGGTGGCCTTTCCAGGGCGTAAGTGTATTTACACTGGGCTCGCCACCTGCGCAGCACGCCGTCCGGCATCAGTTCCGGTACTTCCGGCAGAATATGCGCCTCCAGGATCACTTCTTTGATGCCATTGTGATCGGTCATATCCTCTGGTGGCGGAATCGCTGGCCAGTGCCCGACTCGCTCGGCGATGATCGACAGTATTCGCCGGCACACTGGAGCGTGCAGCCTGGCAATGACGCACGTGGGCTTGGTCAGGTCCTCTGGAATCGATGAATACGGAATCTGCACGTGTCCATAAACTGTGTGGTATCGCTGGTCGATCTCCACATAGTTGTAGGGGTACTGAATGTTTTCCTGCTGGTCGGTCAGGCCATTGGTGGGATCATCGGGTGGTTCGTAGGACACAAAGAACTCGACGTCACCATGCTGCTGATCATCTCGATTTGGCGGCTCGCCTTGCGGAACAATAAAAGCTGTGCCCACCATGCCGTGTACATCGTCGCACGGGCTCTGTAGATAGGTGGCGAACATGCCGGCCGGTGATCCATAGGGATTGGGCATTGGCCACACTCGCTCGTCATAATTGGGCAAGATGAGCGGTCGGCCCATCTGTGCCGTCGCGACGTTGAGCGCTGTCGGAAATGAAGAGTTGGGGTGTGCGATCACGGCCCGCATGTCGATACGATTTTCGGTTTCGTAATGCACGATTTGAAGTGATTCGAGATACACGCCGACCGGCGCCACTCCAGGGCTGGGGCTCCAAGTTTTGCGCAAATCTCCCAGCCTTGCGAAAACCACCGCGTAGCAGGCCGATAGCAGTCCGCGCTGATTCGAGTCCGGCGCGCCGCTCATCGAAATATCAAAACCGGAATAGCCGATCAAACCGTTGCTACTGGGTGAAATCGACTCGCTGTATTTCGCGTCCCACTCGACACCGGGCGAGGGCGGAGCGCGCCAGCTCTGTTGGTCGACAATCGTATATCGCAAGGTGAGTCCGTCCGCTGACTGCACGAATCGCTGCGTCACGCGGCGGTATTCCAGCGATAAGCTCGGCACGCAAAGGTGCCGGAAAAGGTGCGGCCAGTACGCGGAATGCGTGACTCTCAGCACTCCATCCCATGTCCGCCGATTGAAAAACTTCTCGTCGCGAGTTTCCTCCATCGACCAGCGGTTGTTTAATACGCTGCTGCTGGTTGTAGCGCCAAAAGTATCCTGCTGTCCTTGCGAAAACTGCGCGGCGCCGCAGCGGACGATCGACACGTCGATCTCGAATTCCACACGGAACACCTTGCTGCCCGCGATGTGCGTGATGCGGAGGGCCTTGGGTTTCGGTCCATTCTCCACGTCGAGCGGTAGTTCATCGCTGGCCGCGGCGGGGAGGCCAGTGGCCGTGACCAATGGAACGCCGGCAATGGAATAGCGGAAATTGCCGCGCGGGTGCATCAGCATGGCTTCTATGGCTCGGTGCCGATCGGCTGCCGTCGCGAAAGACGATGAGCTGCCAGGGAACACGTTGGCGAAGTGAGCCGAGTCGGCATGCACGAGCCCGCGCACCACGATATTGAAACGGTGGTACAAAAGGTCCGTATTCGACTCGTCGTACTCACACGATTGATCGAAGCGCGTCGTTTCGCAAAACGTGATGCTCACATCGTTATAGGTCAGTGTGGTGCTCATGGTATCTTCGCCTTGGGGGGCTTTGATCTCTCCTTGGCGATTTCGCCGATGTGCTCCATCAAGGCGTCGAACATCAACTTGTCGCCAGTGATTTCAAAGTATTCAAGAACCTTCACGAGCATTTCGTTGATCTTTTCTAAAAAGATCAACTTATTGATGATCTCTATCACATAGCTTCTGGCATGCGTGAGTCCGCCGGCCGCGAGGTTTTTGATTTGTGCTCCCAGCACACGCCATGGCTGTTCAGCCTGCTCAGCGCGATTCTGAGCCTGCGTCATAAATCGAAAGCTACCGCCCGTGGCGCTCGACAGGTCGATGTCGCGCTGAATGCGTTTGTATTGCAGCGAGGCCAAGCCTTCGGAATGGGCGAGCGAGTACATGGCCAAATGACTTTGACTCGCAATCTGGCCAAGCGTGAAGCGGCGAATTGCTTCGTTGAGTTTCAGGATGTTCGCCGAGGCCATGCGAATGGCGTTCATTAGCTCGCGAAAACTTGGGCCTTGCCCGCCTCCGCCACTTCCCCCGCCTCCGCTTCCGCCACCACTGCCACCACCGGCCGAACCTCCGCTTCCCCCGCCCCCTCCGCCTCCTGTGCCGCTCGGTCCCTGTGGCCCGGCTGGCCCGGGCTTGACTGGCGGCGCGCTCGGTCCCTGTGGCCCGGCTGGCCCCGTGCCACCTGCCGATCCACCTGGCCCCTGGGGCCCTGCTGGGCCTGGCTTGGGTGGTGGCTGCTGCTGATAGCCTGGCTGCCCATAGGAGGAATCGGGGGGATCGTAGGTGCCGCCGCGCTGATTGAGCGACACGAACCGCCCGCGATCATCGCGTGGTCGCCGCAGGCCCGAGCGCGTGACTTCCTGACCGAATGTCTTGGAAACTCGGCCCGTCGCCCTCACCGGTCCGGACGCTGCTGAGGCGGTGGCCGATGCACCTCTTGCTGCGCCAGCCTCGGCGCTGACCGCTCCCCGAGCCGCTGCTTGCCGGGCCACGCCAGCCAAGCTCGCCCGAGCCGCCGCCAGTCCTTCAGCCGTCAGCAGGCGGGATCCGGTCGAGGCCGCCGCTCTGGCGAGCACACCGCCGATCGCTCCTAGTAGCGGTAGTGGCATGAACTCATTCCCCGTTTTGCGAGCGACCAACTTCGGTCATGTGCCGCTCATAATCGAACTGGGACCTGGCGGCATCCAGTGTCGTACACGTGAACCACGCCCTGTCTAATGGTTTGCCGAAGAACACGCCGGCCTGCGCCTCGATCGCCGATCGTACTTGGTTCGCCTGGCGGATTTCACCGCGGCCAAGATTCAGCCAGAGACCAAAGAAGGCGCGGTAGTCCCGTTCGAAGAGCCGGGCGGTGTCGCAGCCGTAGCAGGCGGCGGCGTCGGCCAGGGGCTGGTACTTTTTTTTAGATCGTCGGCGTAGCCGCAGAAAACGGACCACAGCGCCAGTCGCTCCTGCAACGTCAGTCCCGCCGATCCATCGAACGCCTTGACCTTGAAGGCCCGGCAAATCATCTCGCCCATGATCCGCGAGGCTTCGGATTCGCCATCGTCCACGGCCTGCGGATGCTTGTCGCCAATGAACTCGGGATCATTGTCGATGGCCATCCAGATTTCGAGCGGATCCGCAGCGCGCTCTCGCAGGCCGTCCCAGTAACGAAAGATGGCGCGGTGCGATTCGTCGATCTTCCCGAACGCGGGAAGTGTTCGCAGATCCACGTCTGCCTGTTGCCGTCGCTGATTGTCGCGCCTGCCGAACAGGCGCCGCAGAAAGTGAAACATTAGCTGGGCGTCGTCACCGCGTTGTAAAGCACTTCGGTGGTGGGGTGCTTGTGGGCCTCGAACTCGATCATCATCGCCGAGTACTTCGTGCCGACCGCGTACTCGACCGGATCGCGCGGGAACACACAGGGGAAGTTGAGTGGCAATGGTAAGCTGACCGCCGACAGGATGATGCGGAACGTTTTGTTGGCGAGCATCAACGTGCCGACTTCGGCGGCCAGGATGGTGCCCTGGGTCGCCACGGCGAACTTGCGAATTGTCGCCACGTGGGTCGTGTCCCACTTGGACATGGTGATGCGGATCTTGGCAATCGCGCCCAGGAACTGAATCTCGATGGGAGGGCCTTCCGGGCCACCATGCGCGTCGCCAGGCACGTTGTGCCAGAATGGGATCTCGCGGACCTCGGTCATATTCTCGGCCTGGCCCACGTCCACGATCGTGCCGGCGGAGAACTCCGCCTTGAGCGTCACGAGTCCAGTCTTAACGACTACGAGCGCCATAATCAGCCTCGATCAAATGGTAGGCGGGTGGCTGGATCGGGCAGGTACCGCGGGGCCATGCGACTGGCCAGGCTGTTGGTGTTTTCCAGCTGCAACGACGTCGGCCCAGCGACTTCCACGAAACTGGCCTCTTGATGCTGGCTGAGGCCAAACGTCAACAGGCCGTCGCGGAAGTCCTTGAGGATCTGGCTGTAATCGGCCAACACCGCTTCGCGAAAATCCTTCAAGCCGCTGCCAGGCCGGCGCTGCACGATCTTGGCCATGGCAATCGCGCAGTTGATGCTCACCAGCTCATTGAGCGCATTGCCGGTGAGCGCCGTCAGCTCCGACAGCAGATACATGCCGGTGCGACGCAGGTGCGATTCCGTGTCGCCGGCCGCGTCGCCCAGCGCAACCGTCACAAATGGGTGGGCCAGCATGTCGAAGCGACTCAGCTCCGCGCCGTCATCCGATATGAGCTGGCCCCAGATACGGATGTCGTACCTGGCTGCCAAATCAGAAGCGGTCGCATACGCTGCCATCCGTCACCACTCTCTGTCACCACTCGGGCGCGGCCGAGATTACTCGGTCGTGCCCGTGAAGTAGAAGCCGGACACCGGGGCCGTCAGCGCACCCGCGAAGTCATCCACCACGTGGCCTTCCACGCGGCGGTTGTCGGGGTCGTCTTTCGTCTCGACCGTCATTTCCTCGTACAAAAAGACCATCGCCGTGGCGAAGCTGGGCCCACTGGCTGCGTTGGCCTCGAGTCCGCCAGGTCGCGACAAGAGGAATATGTCGCCGGTCGCCATGGCGTAGTCGTACACGGTCGTGGTGGCTTCCCGCACACTGGTGACCACCACCGTGTCCTCGATGATCACTTTGACGCCGTAGAGATACTTCGGCATGCCGAAATCATCGTAGGTTTCCAAAGAACCGCTCTCGATGCCCAGCTGCACCTTGGCGTCGGGGCTGCCTTTCAGGTAGTCGATGATCTCTTGCGATTCACCGACTCTCTGCGCGGTGACCGGGTTCATCACCAGCCGCAGGTCTTTCTTCTTCTTGACCACCCCCAGCGTATGCTGGTGGATCAGCTGCACGCCGTAGTTGATCGAGCGCTTGATATCGCCGCGGGCCGTCGTGGAAATCTCCCACGAGCCCAGGTTGCCGGCGATCGTGGCCACGTCCTTCACGTGCGACGCGTCCCAATTGCCAGTCGTGGACAGCAGGTTGGCAATCGAAACGGTGCGGGCCGTCATGGCCTGCTGCGCGTGCACGTTGGACTCGGTGTCCTTGATATTCCAGTCAGCTTGCCGCTCGGCCTTGTAGCCGAGCTGGAAGTCGAAGTCGTACCGCTCGGTGCGGTAATCGACGAACCGGAAGGGAGAAGTGCCGTTGTTGCGCCGAGGGCGATCGGCACCGTCGGGCCACACGTAATCCTTGAGGCTCTTGCCGACCAAGCGCGCGGCCTGCTCGGTTTTGATCTGCAGGTAATAGCCCTGATCCTTCGACACGCTGCGGTACTGCGCGTACTCGGCGAGCGGGAACGAATCGGGGTTGCGGGAGAAGGCGACTTTCAGATACCCGGTCGCTTCGGGATTTTTCACATAGGTGTTGCTACCACCAGGATAAGCGTAAGTGCCAGCGGCCATTGCCCATGTCCTCCGAGTTGTATGGCGGCAATCGGCCGCCGAATTGGTTCAGTCCAAACGGCTTGGTGAATTGCCAGTAACTACGCGTTGAGCTGGCCGGGTTCGACTTGGATTTGCAATTTTTCGCTGGTCGCTGCGCCAGTTAGAGCACGGCCACCGTAATACTTGCCGGCGGTGGCCTCGATGGCCTTGCCTGCGCTGTCGGCCATCACATGCTTGCCAGCGGCGACGGCTGCGCCAGCGATCACTTCGCAGGTCTCACCGGGCCCGTACACGCGGACGGCTTCGCCTGCCTTTGCGACAAGCGGCGTAACGCCGGGAATCGGCGCTTCGCGCGAGCCTTCGTGCGTCACGCCGATGATCGGGGCATCTCCGTCGACGGCCAGGGTTACCTGGTTATTCTTGCCCGTGCCCGAATGTTTCACGAACAAGCTGGAGCCAAGATCGATCTCGGCCACAAAGCTCGGGTTGTGCAGAGGCATCTAGCGTTCTCCTGTTGGTCAAATAAAAAAGCGGCGACAACCTTTATGGTTCTCGCCGCTCCGGTGGTTCGGTCGCGATCTCTATCGTGAACTGGCCCTTAGCCAGTTTGTTTCAGCTGTTTCTCCGCCTCGGCCAATGCGTCATCCCAGTCCATGACCTTGCCGCCATTCACGCTGCGGGTGGCGATGTCGACTGCGAGCTGACTGCGCTTGGCGGAATAGTCCGCCCGTTCAATCGAACTCTTCCGCGGCAGCTCGCCGATCGGGATCAGCCGCGTGGCCGGCGCGGCCCGCTGCGCATAGCGCTCGACGGTGGCGATGTGGGTTTCGAAATCCGCATCGCTCATACTGGCGCCCAGGCTGTACAGAGTCTTGGTCGCCTCTTCGTCGAAATCAACGATGTGCGGATAGTCGCCAGCCAACTGCTGCAGCCGCGTGGTGCGCTTGGCGTCGATGTTTTCCTTACGCATCTCCTGCACTTCGCCGTTGAGCTTGCCGTGATCGCTTAGCAGCTTTTTGTAGCTGCGCTCGAGCGCAGCATAGCGCTCGACCTCGATCTTGCCATTCGCACCGCGCCGGACGCCGTACTGCATGGCGTACTTGCCAGGCTTCTCGTCGTCGGCGCCGGCCGCTGGTAACACAGCATCGCCGCCGGCCAGGTCCTCGCCCAGATCGACGTCAATCTCTTCGTCGCCGCCCACTACGGGTGCGACTGGCGCAGCCTCCTCTTCGCCACCGCCCAGCATCGCCTGGGCTTGGGGGCTGCTCATCAGTTGATCCAGAAACTTGAACTGCGGCAGACTGGAAATCGCATCCAGCAGTTCGGCCTTATCCTCTGGCGACAGCATGGTCGTACTCTCCTGATAGCGGGTTTTGGCGGCTGGCTTTGCACTGCCGCGGCAGTCGTTGCGCTCGCCACCCTTCACGAACGTATTGCTGCCGCCGGGAAAAGCGAAGACTGAAGCGGCACTATAGCGCTCGACGGTGACGTCCCCTCGGCGCACGGACGAAAAGCGGACTGGTAGCGGCAGCCGCGGGGCTTCCGCGCCCAGGGCCGCGATCGGATCGAAGAACATTTCGCCGGTGTCTTTGTAAGTCAGCAGCTCCACGCTGCGGCGCGGCTTTTGACTCAAGATCGGCTTGGCGTCAACTCGCTGATGCTCGTCATGGAAGATCGCCCACTTGGGCTGCTTACGGCCGATCATGCCTAGGCGGTACGGTCCGGCGAAGCCCAGGATACCGGGGTCACGCGGGTTCGGGTCGTCAATGGGCGACGTGTGGCCGTCGGAAATCGCGGTGAACGCGGCATTGTCCTCGATGCGCCGATTGTTGTGCCGCACGATGCTGGCCAGCTCCTTGAGGCCATAGCGCTTCACGCTGCCATCGGGCTGTGCAGCGTCGTGCTCCATGAAGCAACAGACGTCCGGCACCCGCTCATACTTATCCGCCGCGAAACACTCGCGGGCAATCTGCTCGCCCTCGGTGGGACCACGGAACCTGGCCCAGTACCGGCGAATGAGCGCGTTGCGCCGATCGCAGCTTTTGACCGAGGGGGCCAGCATCTTGTGAGCGCGAACCGTGTACTGTTCGAGCGATTCGTTTTCGCTGGGCTTCAAGATCGATATGCCGGTGGTCATAAAAAAAGCCTAGTCACTGTGTGGGTGACTAGGCTCCGGTTGTTCGGTACCTATTGGGATGGCAGCTTCAGCCGGCGGCTTTCTCGGTCAGGTATCTTTCTGTTTCGCGGACATGTGCTTCGCTACCAGTGATTAGACCATTTTGCGTGAAAACTTCGATGCAAATCCGGCCGAAGTGGTATTCGTTGTTTTCGAGTTCCTGCCGAATTCGCTTCCGCAATTTGGCGACCGCTCGGTCCTCGGCTTCCTGGTTGTGCTTGGCGGCCTTCTGATCCACGTCGCCCTCATGTCAGTGAGCAATTTACGTCGCTGGGGACTGCGCCGTCAAGGTTTGTCTGATCCGTCAGCCGCATCGCCTTGGCGAGCTCCTCGCGAAAACTACCGCATTGCGGCTGCGTTCCATACCGCGACCGCCTGGGATACAAATAGCGATCGACGCTGCGGTAGCTATCCTCCGGTCCGTACTCGCCCTCGTCGTCTTTTGGCTTCCCATTGCCGTTGGCTGCTGGCTTCCCTTTGCCATTGCCGCCAAATGGTGGCTTCCCGCCAGGACCGCCGCCGGGTCCGCCTGGGCCCCCGAGCATGTTGGCGCCCGGCATGAACGCCGGATTCTCCAGTACCTCGTCATCGTCACCGGGCTTGCTGGCGCCGATCACCGCGTAGATGTCCTCGGCCTTGATCTTGAGGCCCATATTCCAGGCACCTTCGAACGCCTCTAATTTCTCGTGCGACTCCTCGGATTCGGTGTCGATCACGAAGCGGATCTGGATATCGTCCTCACCCGGGAAGTTGAATTCCTTCAGCGGAGTCACGATGTCCTTGGTAATGGTTTCTTCGAGCTTGCGGGCATCGTAGGTCACGATATCCGCGAATGTAGCCATGTGCGCGTCAGCCACGCCGCTGCCCAGTCCGGTGGCCTCCGCTTCGCTAGTGAGCGTCTGGCCGAGGATGTATCGCTTGATCTTGTGGGCGAAGTAGTTCTGAATGATGTTGGTCAGCGCATCGACGCCGCCCAGTCCGGGCTCGATGTGCTCGACGCCGTAGAGGTCTGCGTTCTCGCCGGGCGGCACTGGCACGAGAACGACTGACCTCGCCCCGCCCACGCGATTGATGGCCGCTTCCTTGGTGGCCGCCTCCGCGCGGGGATTGCCGAACGGGTACCGCCAAATTTCGATACCCAGCGCCGTGCGCTCGAGGTACTCGAGGAGATGGGCCAAGCATTCCTGCATGCCGTACCACGTCCAATAGATGCGATCGCGGACTCCGACGCCGTGAATCGATCCCGACCGCTGCGGGTCATTGAACGGGCCGTCTTCGATGATGTGTTTATGGATGGCGATCGTCTTTCGCTCGTTTTTGTCAAACCAGTACACCAGGCCGTACTGGGTGGCTTCGATCTTCCGCCGCTCATTGCCCCACGCGTCCTTGAACGGCAGGCTGATCTGATAACCCGCGCCGACGCGAATGCCGATCTGATGCGGATCAAAGCGGTAAGACCGGTCATCGAAGCGGAAGACGAGCTTGTCGCCGTGCCGCGGCTCCCAGTAGGGCATCAGGGTCCGCCACTTGCCGGCCACGCGTTCTTTGGCGAATTGATGCGCGGTGGCATAACGCCCGTACCAGATGGCCTCCAGCAGGGCCCTGCGTAAGTCGAGGAACATACTAGTGCGCTCGAGGATCGCCGTGAGCTGCGCGCACATTTCCTTCTGCCTGGCGTTCTTTTTGTCCTCCGGCACCAGATGCGACTTGAGGAGCGCCGTGGCCCGCTGGCGGGCTTCCAGGCATTCCATGATCCCGCACTCGGTCCGCATGGCCTCGGCGTTAGCCGGGCTATGCCGCATGGCTTCATCGGCCCACTGGTAGGCGCGCGACGAAACACCGTAGCGGGCCGAGATGGTGAAGATGTGGGGCAGCGCCTGCTGGCCGAAATTCGGCGGGGCCTGCGTGCCAGTGGCGGGATCGATCGAGGCCGCCTGGATGAAGGAAGCGGGGATCGAACGGGGATCGATGTACGTAGCCATCTATTGGGCTTTCTGGTTGTTGCCAATCTCTTCGAGTTGGACTGGCGGAACATCCTTCTCCTTGAGAATCGCCACCTGCGTGATCGGCCGGTTGCCGCGCGAAAACATCCGAACGCGAATCGACAACCGCACCAGCTCGTCATAGCGATTGAACGCTTCGCCGTTTGGGACGTCGCTTGTGACTTGCCAATCTCCGGACTTGTTTTTGAGCGCAGCTATTAGATCGTGCTGGGACTTCGTATGCCGATCCTTCATGCTAGGTGGCAAGATGGAATTCAGCGGCCGACCCTCCAGTTCCGCCTTGCTCCAACCAAGAATCCGCGTGGCCTCGTAGTTAGCGAAAGTGATGACGCCCGCTTCGTCGCAGGTGACCACGGCTACCGGCAGCGCATCCATCCGCGCCACGTTGTCCTGCCGCTCCTCTTCGAGCTGCCCCGCGAAGATCAGCGCGAAAAACAAGGCGCCGATCAGCATCATCCAGGACAAGATCTTGCGGCCGATTTGTTTAATTATCTTTGTCATCGCGCGTCTTCTGGGAAATGTCCACCTTGACCTGGATACCGCGCTTGGTGAGTGCGGTTAGCAGTAGGTCCAAGAGCGAAATGCCTCCCGTTCCGGCGAGGATGCTGACGACGATCACAAACCGCATGTCGGTCGCTGGGTACCAAAACGTCCACAGGCAGGCCACGCCCACGCCGGCGAATCCGCTGGACATCACGACGCCGAGCCAGTTCCAACCCACCTTGCGATTGGAGCGAATCAGATTTCCCAGCGACACAGCGGACGCAAAGGCGAAGCTGGTTAGGATTAGTTCCAAAATCGCTTTATCCCTCATCGCCGTCCTCGTCATGTGTGGCGATTCTCCAGCCTGCCCGCATTGTTTTCAGGCGTTTGAACTTCGAGCCGGCCCCTCGAAGATCAACTTTGTTTTTCTCGCACCGACGAACGTGAACGTATACTCGACGCGGTAATGGTCCGCCGAAGGAAACGCCGCCGGACTCAGAAAGTGCTCGAAGTTGCGGCCGACGTTGGCCTCGTGCACGTTGTCCAGCCACCGCGGGTCATTGGTCACCAGCGCCGTGACGGTGCTCGTCGCAACGACCTCGTTATTGACTGTCGGATTAGCCAGTCTCTGACCTTTGACCCAGACTGTAATTCCGGTGAAGTCGGCAGCCACGACCGGATCGCCATCAAGGCCCAGAATCAGCGCGAGAAAGGCCGCGTCGCAGCCCACCTGAACGTGCATCGGCCATACGCGGGCTTCTGGCATGATTTGTCCACCAACGAAAAAAGCCGCAGGTTTTCGCGCGTCAGTGCTCGCGCTAAAACTGCGGCTCTGTTGATTCAGTCGCCGTTATCTATCGACCTCGATTCGGCTGGCCTCGGTTGGGTTCTCCTCGGTTCACGAGTCTTTCTGGCAATGTGGAGCGGATATAGCCGCGCCGGCCAGTGCCAACGGTAGCCGTGGCCCGACTGCGAAAACCTTTGATCGTCGCTCGTCTGGGCACATAGACGGCCAGGTTCCCTCCCTCACCAGGCACAACCGCACCCTGCAAAAGCTGGTAGCGGTACTGATGGCCGTAGATTGTACCCCTGATCCGTAGTTCATCCCACACAGCTTTACCAGCGCTCGACTTGCCGATCATGCGGCGAAACACCCGGACGGGCACGTCCAGGTAAGCGTACAGAGGTCCAGGACTGTCGGGTCGCTTGGCGCCAGCCACATGGATCCGGCCAGCCGCCCGCATGCCGCCGCCCGCCACGTTCTTGATTCCACCAGAGCTGAGCACCGGCGCCTTGTACCGCACATAAAGCGTTGAGGACGTGAAATCGTACTGGAACGAATAGACGTTGCTGCTGCCGGCCGTGCGGTGCTCGGCCGATAGCCCGCGCTCTTCACCCGGCCGCGGCGGCTCGAGGATCCGGCTGGTCGACAGGTTCGGTTCCAGTGGCGGCTGACTGATCTGCTCGTCGGGGGCCAGTACCGTGCTGCCCGTCGATTCGAGTAGCTCCCGCGCGGCGTCGAGCATGTCATCGGCCGATGGACGGCGTCGCTGCCTCTTGAAGACGCCGCGCAGGATTTGACCGAAAGGGCCCAGTGCCGCGAACAGGTCATGAATGGCGTCGGTGGCTTCGAACGCGTACCGCGAGACACTGACGCCACTGCGACTGGTCCGCGATCGGCCGCCAGGGCCGTGGAAGAAGCGCGCAGTTTGGCGAATAGCCTTACCGAGCGTGGAGCGAGAGAATCGGCGGAGGGCGGTGCGTGCGCGGGCGGTGCGGTAGGGACTGGCCATTTCAATCGCCCTTTGGCAGCGAGTAGGAATGCTCTCGCATCCACTCAAAAACTTCTCGCTGATCCGTCGAAGGATTCTCGAAAAATGTGCCTACGATGATGTATCCGGTCCAGTGCGCGCCAATTACCTGCTCTAACCGAGTTACATATCTCCACGTCGATGGGCAGCGGTTTTGCAGATTGGCCCAACAATGAGCTTCTCGTTCGCTGCCAGCGAGCACGGCAATTCTTTCATCGGCGAATCGGCCGTTATAAAGAGCATCGAATTGTTCTGGTGGAAATCTGGTATTCATGCCGTTATTTATCTTCCCCTTCTAGGCTCGCGGGTTTTTTATTTCTTGGTATAGCAAGCAGCGCACAGCGCTCCATGATCACAATCGAATGTTACAGCTGGCTCGTTGCATTCGCCGCAAAGTGCAATCCACGTTTCTCCCGCGTAGAGCATTGCCACGGAATGATCGGTGCCAGGCTTCGCCAGGTCGACGGCGATCGAGCTGCGATAGCCTTGATAGTCTTTCGTGTCATCCATTCCTGTTTTATCTCCCCCTGCGCCGCGCCTCGTCAAGGTAATTTTTGATGCGTTCCATATTCACGCCGTGCCGGTAAGGGTCAACGGTCATCTCGGGTCGCAGGATTTCTCCGGCTGGCATGAAGACCGCGTTGGTTGCCAGTTTGTTGAATGCTCCACTGCAGCCGTCCACCTGATCCGTGTAGGCATATTCAGGAAATGCGCAATTATGTACGAGCACGTCGTTGGCGAAGTATTCTTGGCACTCTTCAACTTGCAGATTGTAGACGTCGCGCAGATTTTCGAGCATGCGCGGCGCAGAGGCCGCACGAAATGGAGCAATGACATTGCTTGGTGTGGGCTGTGGAGAAGCTAGTTCCGCACCAAGCGCATAATCGGTGATAAATGATTTTGTGCCCGAGCAATTCTTGGCGTTTATTCGCGCACGGCTTCGAGCACGTAAATGATCGCCCCGGCTGCGGTGTTGAATACTCTTTTCCGCAAATTGTGCATGTCTTGGGTATTGCTGCGCCGCGCGGCACGTCTCCGGCGTCCATGTGATGCCTAATGTGGTCTCCGGCGAGCTTGCATTCGAGATTGCCAATGACGTTGTTGAGTGTGTCGCCGTCAGTGTGGTGCACATGATGGCCGGGTGGGACACAGCCTTTCTCGCAGATCCACATATACCGATGGAGCTCAAGCATCTTTCCGTCAATGTAACCGCTGAAATACCGTTGTTTAGTAAGGGTTTTTGATTCGGGATACCGATAGAAGGCATGGCCCCGGTAAATAGCAACAACTCGTCGTTTTCCGAAACGTGTTTGATCTTCGTAAAGCCTTTCGACTGCACCCACACGGGATGGTTCGGAGTCGCAATCAGATTGTTGCCGTTTGACAAATCTAGTTGACATACTTGTGCGTCTCGCTGCGTGAGCCCGGACTTGACAACTTTTTTCCAGCCACTTCGTGTTAATACCAAATCACCCGCTCGAACCTTCTCAATCGGAATGCCGCCTCGAATAGTCGTAATTATAGTACCTTTTGCAACACATACCTCGTCCAAAAATGGTATCACCCACGATCCGCGGCAAATGCGCACGTTTCCAATCTCGCACTGAGCCGCGAAAGGCTGTGCCCGCACGATCTTGGCGATGCCCGGCATCTTCATGCCGTCGCGCTTGATCCAGCGCTTGCCGTGGCCCACCACGTCGATGTAGCAAGGGAATCCGGCCAGCATCCGCACCATTTGTTGGGCCGCTTCTTTGCCGCCTGATCCTGGCTCCTGCTCGACATAGATGATCACGCTGTTTTCGTGCCGGCGGGCATCGTTCATGGCCGCTTGCTTGATAACGCGATCGCGATCGGCGGCCGACCACTGTCCGCGTATGACATGCTCGACGTAATACATGCCATCGGTGTCGCGGGCCATGAGCACGCCAGCGGTATAACTTCCTGAGGGTCCCTCGGTCGCAGCGCGGTCCCAATAACGTACTCGAACGCAATCTTCCGGCGCGCGCTCGACCATGCGGAACCAGTCGCGCTGGAACATCAAGCCTTCCAGATCGACAAACTCCCCGCCAAGTTCCTGCGCGGCCAGGGCGCTCGAGTAATGGGGTGCGATCAGATCATAGAATTCCGGGGGCAGAAATGGATTCTCGGTAGTGTGCGCGTGAACCAGGAAGCTATTGGGCTTGGGCCGATAGAACGCGCCGGCGATCAGTCGGCAATCGTGAAAACCATCAAGTAGCGAACAGCCATCAGTGCCGATCGGCTGGTCCTGCAATCTCTCCTGAATCGATTCCTCCACCTGCTCGAAAAACGTCTGAAACGTCCAGTGCTGCCGGCCCTTGGGCGTGAACGTCAGCAGGCAGAGACCCATGCGGCCATGAAACCGCAGCACGGCGATGCCGATCTTGAAAACATCAGGCGACATGATGCTGGGTTCATCAAGCCACAGGCCGGCTTTCGACGGACCTCGCAATTGTTCGGGCTTGTCGCCGGTTCGAAACACGATCTCGGCGATGCCCTTGTCCTGTGTGCGGAACTTGATGCGCTGCGGCGGCGACTGCTTGCCGCTGATGAACACGCCGAGCTGCTCCGCCACTTCCTTGAACGTTGGATAGGTTGTTTCATCGACCACCGCGTACGTCGGACTGACGCCCATCCACGGTTCGCCGTTGCGAGCGCGCAAACAAATATCGACGGCCGCGATGCGCGTTTTTCCCGCGCCGCGGCCGGCTACGAAGCCCCTAACCCAGGCATTCGAATCGCGAAACAGCTTTTGCTTTCGCGAAACCGACACGCAGCGCAGATTCTTTGTGGGACTGATCATTGTTATTACCCAGCATGGCCGGGTGGAACGCCGCTCGACCCTATAAATCCGTGCCACTTAGTCGCGTCCATGATCAGGACCGGCCGTCTCAATGACGTGCCTGAGTAAATTGGCTTCGAGTTGCTTGAGCGTATAGTAAGTCATTGCTACTGCGCTGCCTCCGGCGCCGGTAATCCAGGCGGATGGCCGTTGCTGGTTTTCCCGTGCTGCTGCATGAATCGGTGCCACTCCGCGAATGACATGGTGGCCCGCACTTCCTCGCGCGTTTCCACCACGACCTCGACCACGTGAGCCTCGATGGCGCCGGTGCTGTCTCCGCCGGCCACTTCGTTGCGCCAATAGATTTCGGCGTCATCCAGCTTGTAGAGGGCGATGATTTGTTCCTCGGCCTTCAGGGCCACGACCAGAAAGCGCGGATCGCCCTCGGGCTGACCCTCGCCGCACGAGGCGAAGAATGAGTCCCACGCTTGCTCCTTGATCCTCAGCAGCTCCGCCTCTTCATGCAACCGTTTGGCCGAGAAATTGAGCTTGGCCTCTTCCAACCACTGCCGCTCGATTACCTTCAGATCCGTGCCAACGGTAGCTTTGGCGACGCCGATCTGCTCGGCGATCTCGAACAGCGTCTTGCCATCGACGCGGAGGGCGGCCACCAGATTGCGTCGCTGAGTGCGCTCCGTCTTGTTCTTCGCCTTGGGACCTGGCTTGCGATGCTGGCTCTTTGGCTTGGGGCCCTTTCGCTGCTCTTTG